GCTGAATAGGACTAGGATGATAATCTGCGGTTTGCCCTCCTTCCTTGCGGATAGGATGTTGAGGCCATTTACCTTTTAATTCAAAAGTTAATATGTCTGGTAATAATTTATCAAGTGTTGGTTTGTATAACTCAAGCAGCTGTTTGACATTTTGATCCATTTTTTTACTTGTTGATTGTAAGTGATCAAACGGAGCCATATTTAACATATAATGGTCAACGCTGAGGTTTTCAAGTAGAGTACTGGCTAAGGTTATTAAATTTAAATCTCGTAACAGATACCCAGTTGGATCTGCATATTTTTGTACAAAGTTGTCGTCATAATAATTTTGAGTATAGATGTTGCCGGGTGTAAGCCAACTGTTATTAATATATCGATCTTCCCTCGATACTCCAGACCACATTATCATAATTAAATCAGTATCATTAAAACTGTGTCGCAAACTTGCTTCGGTTAGTTGACACGATATAAAAAGATTGCCGCCACCACTTTGGCCGTAATTATGAAATTTCGGAATTTCTTGTGAAATAATATCCGCCCAGGTTGGCCATCCGTACGAGGTCATACTACATCCGAATGCAAAAAATCGTTTATATTTTTTAAAATCAACCATTAAAATACTCCTTAGAAGATTCAATAGCTTGAGATAAAGATTCATGATAAAAGTGTCTGTTTCTAATTAAATGAAAATTATGTTCTATGGTGCTTCTAGATTCCATTATACGTTTAACCTTTGCTTCTCGAGATAACTGTATCCACCATTGTAAAATTTCATGTGTCTTAAAAAATCTTTCTTGATGGTCAGTAATATCATTGTACGATGGGTCTATCCCGCACCAATCTATTTTAAATCCCAAATCTTGAATAGCTCTAAGCGTACCGGCAGAAGCCAGCAAAATTAACGGATGTCCGAATGCTATCGGTTTATAAATTTTTTCGGTAGGAAATACAACATTTTCATTAAATTTGGTTTCTGTTACAAACGACATTAAACTATTATTGTAAAACATATGATTATAGTATTCAGCGGCATTAGTATTCGACCAATTACCATCGACAAATCTAGGGTAATGGGTTTCTAACACACCGGAAAATTCTTCTATACTTACGTTTACTATGTTTGCTCCGGCGTGATCTGTGAGAGATATTTCATTACATGAGATAATGCCTTTGTCTAATAATTTATTTTTCGCAAGATAATAACAATGAGCACCTCTATGAGATCTATAAACCCTATTTAAACTAGTAAAATCAAATTCAGCAACAGCAATTGCCGTATCAATTGATGGACTAGTAGGTAGGAATTTCTTATTAAAAAACAAATTAGTAAAATGACTAGAATATTGAACATCAAACATTTTAGGATGATTGGTATTTTCTAACCATAGATCATAATCTTTTTTAATTGTAAAATTACCTTGTATGATTAATATTGACCCGGGTGGTAACCCAAGTTCTATCATAGCATTCGTAGTAGATAAAAATGCATTTTGATCAACAATATTCATTGAGCCACCTTCTTTATCAGCAGCTATTATTATTCTAATTTTTTTATTTTTAACTAAATTTATCAATTCATCTGATAGGTAAGAAAGTATATGCTTAGTTGGCACATCCGGGCCGCGACATACACCCGCCCACCATATCGGATCTGCATTCACATCAATAAAATAACCTCCAGGTTCGTCGACCCTAGATATCAAATCTACCTCAACATTCATTTCTTCTAAATGTTTTTTTATATCAGTTCCCCTAGATACTAACCACCAATTGCTCTTTCCTCGAGACTGTAGTGGCAATAAATTTGACTCGTTAGGTGTTAATGTGTCAAAGTAAATTTTCATATGAATAACTCTCGTAATTCTGGAAAAGTATTAACAAAACTCCTATTTCTAATTGTATCGTAATGAATTGTGGTGTTCATAAATTGTTTTCTCAGCATCGGATCATAATTAGAATTTTGTAAGTATGTAATTACTTTTTGTATTTCTTTATTAATAGATTGAGTGTAATTTAGATTGTTTAATTTGTTCATAATTATTTTTTTTAAATCATCTGGAATAACATCTGCACTATAATAATTAGGATTCATAATATTATAAAAATAAGGATAAAAATTATTATCAGAAAATAATTTACTTTCTAACAAATAATTTAAAAATTCAGGTATGGTAAAAAGATTAAAAACAGAAATCACCGATCCGGTTTGTAGTTTGACATGAGGTACTTCTTGTTGAACCGTTTTAATATTATATTCGATATCTTTCCAAACAGTACCTTCTCTAATATATTCTGCTCGTTCTCCCCAGCTATCTATGCTTGCGTTGATATTAACATTAGAAAAGTTTTTCCATAGATCAATAACTGATTTATTTTTATATTTTAGATTACTTAAATTAGTATTATAGTCAATTTTTACATCGGTTTTTCCTATTGAAATTAAGTGTTCTAGTATGGAATAATGTTTATCAGTAAGCAGTGGTTCGCCTCCGGCAAAATAAAAAACCTCGATATCTTTTAGATATGGCAAGAATTCATTGTATAATTTATCATTAGAATCGCCACCGGCTATAATATAAACATTTTTAGTTTGTCCTTGAGCATTATCTTCTTGTGCCCATGTAGATGAATAAGTACTGCTGCAACTGAGACATTTGAAATTACAAATATTACTCCATCGTATATCAAAGTGGCGCAATGATAATTCTTCTAAAAACCCATCTTCCTTTGTATTGTCTACAAGATTAAAGAATTTCTTATATTCGTTGTTTCTACTCTGTCTAACACTCTGAATTCCTTTGTCTTCTGCTTGATAGCAGCCAGTACACTCAGCACATCTATCGCCGGCAAGCATTTTTTTTCTCAAATTTTTATAACTGTCATTATTCCATATTGTTTTTACAGTTTCATTTCGCAAGTTACCGAGCGGTTTATGATGATCTGCAACGCAACAAGGAAGAACAGAACCATCCGGGTTGGCATAGATATGTATCCAAGGTAAGATACAAAATGTTTTAGATATCATCTTTCCATCCTGCTTTTCTAATTAAGTACTGTGCCCATAATAAATGAGAGAATTCGTTTGGATGGTGTGAATGGAGCGGATTGCCTTTGATAAAATTATTAGATTGCTCTATAATATCTATTTCCTTCAATAACAGCGATTTATCAAATTTAACAGTCTTATAACTACCATCATTGATTATTGAATCGAGCCACCCTACAGAATAAAATGACGGTGCTTGTAACTTAGTCCCTAATATGCTTGCAGAATACTGTATCCAAGTTTTATCTACAATTTTAAAATTTCGTTCTTGTTTTTTAGAATTTATTTTACAGAAATTTTTCCATAATACACATTCTAAATTATTATATTGAGAAATAATCGATTGATACTGATCAAAAAAAATATCGTCGTATCTTTCTAACCAATCGCTAAATGTGAGATGTTCGGTGCATTTGATTAATTTATGTAGGGGATGATTACGTAATTCATCAACGAGAGATTGTTCTCTCGATGGCTCTGTCATTTGCATACACACATAGATTTTTTCGTAATTTAATGCACTGGTTTTTTTCAATATTCTTTCTAGTTCAGTAAACATATAAAAATTACAATTTCCAGGTACTGCATATTGATATAAATCGGTATCAAGCATTGTTGCCATACGCGGTCCTAGGGTAAAAAATAGTTGTGTTTCAAAATTAAATTTCTCAATTCCTGTAGCTATTCCTTTAACTGCTTCACCGTAGGTCCAACTTTCGCCAATTACTATTAATAGATTTTTTCTTTTTCTATTCACATGAAATTCTGTATACTGAGCCGGGCGTTCGATCCAACCTGGTTTAAGATTATTGTCTACAAAATCAATTTGCACAGAGTCTTTTAATAGATAATATATCGGATTATTTTTTATATGTGCTGTTATATTATACTGCGATAGCATTACAATCATCCATAAATGTTACTAATTGAGGAAATGTTATTTTAAAATCTGTACCTCGGCGGCGATCATATTCGGTAAACCAATTAAAGAAGTCTCTGCGCCCCTCTTTTACTTTTTCTGGTGTATAGACCGTGGTTTCCATGTATTTTACCACTCTTAGAAATTTCTCATACTCTAAGTTACTGAATTTGCTGGGGTTTTTATCGTCTAAATTGGCTAGAATGAAGTCTAGATGGTTTATCATGTAAGGCATAAACTCGTCTTTGGGTAGAATATTCATATCATACTGCAGAGGTTCTTTAAGGAATGGAGTGTCAAATCTCACTCGTTGTGGTTTATCTTGATCACTGCTGTTGTATTTTTCACGCCATTGCAGGATTTTAGCCAATAATGTTTGAAAATTCGTTACAGTAAGTATATTGAATGTGATCATAAAAGTCACTGGCAGTCTAGTTTTTGAGAGATAACGATCTAGATTGTTTTCCCATAAATCTAAATCTAATCCTGTACGAATGTATTCTGCAGGAGCTCCCCACGTATCTATGCTTGTGAAGATTTTAAAATTTTTAATACAGCCAGTATTAACTAGATTGTTTACCTTTTCAATCAATCGATCAATTAATATAGATTTCACACCGAAATTACTGTTGATGTTTAATTCTAAATTTGGTAACGGGTTTATTTCTAGGTCATCTAAAAGACGCCATGTGCTTTGTTGCAGCAAAGGTTCGCCGCCAGTGATACGTAGAATCGTCAAGGTCTTGCGAACTTCGGGCCACCAACGCCACCATGCTTCTACATAGGGATTAGTTTCTTCTTCGTGAATTTTAAACCAATCAATATCATTACGATGATTTTTCACCATTGTGTACGGACCATGATCTTTGATTTCTTTGTAATAACTGCTGCTGTGTTTGGGATGACAGTATCCGCATTTGAAATTGCATTCGTTACCAAATGAAATTTCTATATACTGCGGATTTATGTTTTGATCCCAGTCACCGTTTTTTATCTGTGCAAAGCGCTGGTCTGTATAGATTGTGGCATTTCTTTCTTTTCTATCCGATATGTAATCGTCTCCTAGCTTTTCTATATTCCAGCAATAATTACAACCCTTGGGCTTGCCTCCGTTAAGCATGTCGAGACGCTCAAGTTTTTTTTCTGCGGTGTTGTGTAATGCACTGGGATCAATCTGTATTTCTTGTAGAGGTATTTTATGAGGTGCAGGATGATAACAACTGTGCGTTTCTCCTGTTTGTAGATAGATAGTGGTATGGTGCCATTTAGCCATACAGAATGTAGGACTAATTTCATTCATTATAGGTATAAATGTTTTAATCTTTTCTACATCGTTCATTGAACTGTTCCTCTAACCAAGTAAAGTCATTTATCATTTTTAGTGCTTCTAGATTATTTTTATTTTCTGATCCGTAGTCTCTACCGGCTCTAGCACCATCTAAGGCATATTCATCTGTGGATTTATTACACCACACATTTAATCTATATTGTGTTTCTTCACCCTGCTGACGATCTATAATCTTACTAGATAATTTCACGCATTCTCTAAAGGCTGATTTCCAAGTATTAAATGGATCTGTATTAAATGCTGTTATATTAGAAACACTATCTATTACTTTAAAATTATTACTAATACTAGTAGTCATATCAGTAGTGTTTACATCCATGTTTATGGTTTTTTCTCTTGGCAATAATTTTACTCCGCCATATCCGTACACTAAATCATTTATAGGATTTCGACTGTGCCAAACATGCACATAAGATTTTTCATATCTAGGAACTGCATAATCAAATTTAAAATCTTCTACAATTATAGCATCACCGTCTACTACATAAAACATGTCTGTTTCTGCTAATTTAGCTGCGGCAATATGTGCTTGATGAATTCCGTTAACTCCGTGAACACGATTAACTAACGGAAATCTATTTTTTAAATTTATAAAATTATCATCGGCATTGGGTTCATTATAACTGATAAACACAATGTCATACTTTTCGAGTATAGGGTCAGAAGCAACAATGTTTATCTCTTTCTTTTCAACAAAAAACCTATTATCGAATTCTCTTTGAGATATAGTCAGACCTTTGGGAATTAAACAAATACCATCCTTGTGTTCACCATTTTTAAATACGTGTACATACATATCATCCCATTTAGTAGCTCGGTATGATGATAGATCAAAATCTTTTCTTATTTCAAGGTCATCCCATATGACCCAAAACATTTTAGTAAAGGATTTTTTAAAAATATCTTCAATCCTTTGACAATTTTCTACAAACTGTGCGTTTGAAAATCTAGAAGAAACCAACTGCTTTTTTTCTGCAGATATAAAATTTCTACTTACGAAAAATATGTCATACATTTTTATAATAGGTAAGCCCAAGATTTATAGTTTCATCATATAAATCTAAAGTAAATTTGCTTTGTTTTTCGTCAAGCCACGGCCAATCTAAGCCTAACTTAGCTCTCAAATGATAACCTAAATCTTGAGCATCATGTTCTACATCGAAATGCTTAACTTTAGTTTCATAGATTTCTCTCAACACTTCAAAATCTCGGACCTGGACGTAATCCCAGTCTGTGCAGTTAGTCATCCACGTTCCCATTCTAGCACCGAGTACGGCATATACTCCGTTTTCTTCGTGCATTCCAACTGTGCTCCACATACGTAATCTATGAATATTATGCCACCAAACACGTTCTCGAATTTCTTGCGGGGGGACTTTTTCTCCGTCAAGTAAAGTCATCTTAACACCTTCACGGAATCCTGCTCTCCATGCTTGAAATGGCGATCCTGTGATAATACTGGTGCTATACACGCTAGGAAAATGTTGATATCCGTCTTCCCAACAAAAATCTACCTGGGCTCGATCACTTGTGGAATTTTCATGTGTTTTCATATCGAGCACAAAATTCTTATTCCAGAGTTTCAGTCCACCGTTTCCATATCGCAATCCATTGACGTTATTTTGACCGCACCAACAATATACCTGTGTATTTGTGTTGCTCATATCAATATCTAGATTAAAAAATTTAGGATTAACAATGTTGTCTGCGTCAACAGTAATAAACCAATCAGTATCAGAAAGTTCTGCTGCGGCTTTGTGTGCGTGATCTGACCCTTTTACTCCGTGTACACGTTTAGCCCAAGGTACTTTATTACACAGGTCAGCATAATGCAAATCTGCATTAGGTTCGTCGTAGCTTAAAAATACTACATCAAATTCTACAATTTTCATTTGTATTCTATCACATAATTTTTAAATAATCTACGTGTATACACACTGAATGTATCATAATTTAAATTTTTTATTATTTTATTTTTACCAATTAGTTCATTAATTTTTATAGAAAACATCTGATAAATCCCGTTAGGATCATTGTATTCGGTGATTAAAAAATCCATAACAGTATTTCCATCCCAAACAACATTTCTTGGTTTTAGATTTATTTGATGTTTCTTGGTACCGCCAAATTCTTGAGACAATTGTATTTTTAATGTTTTGGTCTTCGCAGTATATGTTAAAAATATATCTGGTTGTGTGATATCAGTATATTCAGACGATACAATTCGATGTAACACATCGTCTAATTTTGTCAGTGTTTTTATTTCAGCTATTTCTAATTTTCCCGAATTGATGTCTATTAAACATTTTTCAATTTGTATTTCTGCTGAAATAATACTTTGTGCTAGTTCGAGATCGATTGGTACTTGGTTGATTTGATCAGTGAATGCATAGTCAGGGCCCACGCTTTGAACCTTACCAGTCAAGGGATCAAACACTGCAACATAGGTCACTTCTGGAAGTTTATATTCAGCTAACCATTTATCAAAATCTTCTATCGTTTCCACGCTATTTCCTCTAAAATATGAATTAGCTCTCTATCAATTTTATTTTTTTCTACGTAATGAACTATATCATTTTGTTGATAATTACCTATTTTCAATCGACCGTGTTTATTGAGATAGAAACCAACATGGTCACTCCATGTATCTGCTGGCCATGGCCAATTCTGCAGGAGCGGTTTCATATGCACTACTCTTGGAAATTCTAAGGGATAAGCAATATCATCGGCAATATCTAATATTTGTGCAGCTAGAGCAAATGCTTCGTCGGTTCCCATGATTTTTGGTTTATAGGCTGTTAAGAAAATATTTGTAAACTCTACAGGATATTGTATAATATATCTACCCAGATCAAAGAAGTCCTTGGTTATCGTTGCATCTTTTCGAAAAAAGGTCCACATAGAGTATAGATCGGGTAATTGATTCGCATCAAAGGTTTTTCTATAATTTCGATTAGTTGCTACATCACCTCTGTATGTGTAAACCTTGTTGGCCACATATAGATCACAATTTTCAACGAAATAATCTATCCAATGACTGTAATCTCTGGTAAACAACATATCAACATCTAGACAAACTGTATGTTCAAAAGGAGATAGCTGATCCATCCAAGATCTACCATTCCAGAACGTCTGTTCGTCCCAGGATATAATGTGATCAAATACCCAAGGACTTTTTAACTGTTCAACTTTTTCTTTATCATCTATTACCAGTGCTACTTTGTCATAACCTGGTTTTTGTGTGTTTTTTATACTAAGAGCAAGACCATATGCCAATTGCAGATAGTCAACAGTGTCGCTGTGTGATACGATAAGCAAATAGCCAAAATTCATATTAACTCCAACAATTGCTGTTGATTTCTAATAATACTCTGCTTGTTCATGATATGAATGTCAACTCCAGATATTGATGCAGCACAATAATTATTATCTAATTTATGATCTATAAGAAATGTTAAACGTCGATTATCAACACTATACAAAATATCTCTGTCGAGTGCAGATAAAATGGGTGGTAATGTTCCTAGATTAGATTCAACATACCCATCTAATATATGTTTGCTCACACTGAAAGCAATGTCATTTCTAAATTGTCGATGATCAAATCTAAAAACATCAGCATAGTGTCTATAATTTTCTTTAACGTGATTAACTGTATCAAAAAATAAGCGTGTATTTTGATTTTTAGTGAACATTATTGTAGTAGCCCAATATAATTTTACACCAGTATCTGAAATGTGTCTATCAAGATATTTCATTCTATCTTGACTGTTAATATCATTTATAGATTCACCTATCAATAAATCGCAGTCTGTATGCCAATACTTGTTGAGAACATCGGAAAATATTAAAAAGTCACTGTCTATTAATAGAGTTCTATCATATGGCGTGAGACTCCAAGCAGAGTCTCGATTTACATTTATAAACGGTACTGTGCTACTGGTTTCGCCATCGTTAAGACGTCTTTGATTATCAGTCACAGGTCTATCAACTGTGATGATGTTTTCAAAAACTGTATTAGCTATATCAAATGTTTGTGATTGTTTCATCCACGATATAGTAGAATCGTCAGTTACTAACGACGCCGGCATAGACAAATGTTTTTTAGCTAGGCCAGCGCTGATA